TCAATATATAAGATACCCTAGAGACCCACAATGGACATACACTACATTAACCGGAGGAGAACCTGTGTTTAATCAATCAAACCCATCGTTTCAAGACTTTGAGTTACCACTTGACGATGAGTATAATTTAGTTAGCAAAATATTACAGTTTGCAGGCATGTCGATTAGAGAGGTAACTGCTGTTCAATTTGGTGGACAACTAGAAACTTTAGAAAATACAGAAGAAAAATAATAGATTATGACTTATATATCAGCTTATCAATATTATGAAAACGGAGGGAATCCACCTGAGAATGCTAATTGGGGGTCATATCAATATGTTAGCTTAGAGGATATCGTTACAAACTTTCAACTAATGTATGCAGGTAACCATTCATTAGTAAACAATGAAGAAAGGTATAAAATTTTATTCCATGCCAAAAGAGGAATACAAGAACTAAACTACGATGCTTTTAAAGAAATAAAAATATTAGAGCTTGATGTGTGTAACAACTTAAGATTTGTGTTGCCACCTGACTATGTAAATTGGGTGAGAATACAAGTATTCAGAAACGGCTTACTATATCCTTTAACGGAAAACATTCAAACAAATTATAGCGATGCATATCTTCAAGACCATGATTGTAGAATTTTGTTTGACCAAGATGGAAATGTATTGAAACCTCAATATTCAGATTTAGATTTTGAAAGAATCACATCCGGTTTAAAAAGTATTTACTTAAATAAAAATAGTATTTTCTATGGCTATGAAGGTTGGTGTTGTGATGGATATTGGTATTTCGATTATGCAATTGGTGCTAGGTTTGGATTAAACACCGAGACAGCTAATGCCAATCCTACTTTTTCTATTGACAGAAAAGGTGGGGTCATAAACTTTAGCTCAGGAATGGCTAACGAAAAATGTATCTTAGAATATGTATCGGATGGTATGGAAAATGGTAACGACTCCTTAGTGACAGTAAACAAATTATTTGAAGATTATATTTATGCATATATCGAATATGCTATTCTAAGTTCAAAGGTTGGTGTGCAAGAGTATATAGTTAATAGATTAAGAAAAAAGAAAGCTTCATTGCTGCGCAACGCAAAAATTAGAATAAGCAATATACACCCGGGTAGACTCTTAATGAATCTTAGGGGTAGAGATAAATGGATAAAGTAGTATGGCGAATACAAGCAGAAATTTTGTAGCAGGTAAAATGAACAAGGGTCTTGATGAAAGACTCTTACCTAATGGACAGTATATAGATGCTGTTAATGTTCGTTTAGGTTCTACTGAAACCACAGAGATTGGTGCAGTTGAAAACTCTAAAGGAAACGAGCAGTTGACTACTCTTAATTATAACGGAATCAATCTTTCAAGTGCTGCTATATGTTTAGGAGCTATTGAAGTAGGGGAAGAAGAAACTATGTATTGGTTTGTTCACGACCCTTCTTATGGTCAAGGAGATACAGGAAAGTGTGATATGATAGTTTCATTTAACACGAATAGTCAAACCTTAACTTATCATGTTGTAAGTATTGATGACGGAGGAGGAGTAAATACTACTTTAAATTTTGACCCTGACTATTTAGTGTTAGGTGTTAACTATGTAGACGAGTTAATATTTTTTACTGATAACAATAACCCTCCAAGATTTTTCAATGTAAATAGAAACTATCCAAATCCTGATGGAAACTTTATTGACCAATTTAGTGCTGAATCTCTTTTAGTAATTAAGAGACCTCCTTACACAGCACCCTTAATTTCTCCACAATCAGGTGGAACAAATAATTATTTAGAAGATAGATTTGTATGCTTTGGATATAGGTATAGATATATAGATAATGAGTACTCTGCAACCTCACCTTTTTCTCCACCTTCTTTTATACCCGGACCTTTTGACTTTTCATCAGCTACATTTTTAAATCAAGGAATGTTAAACACTACAAACATTGCTGAAATAACATACAACTCAGGAGGAGAGTTAGTTGTAGGAATAGACCTGTTATTCAAAGATATGAATACAGGCACAATAAAAGTTATTGAAAAACTTGATAAGGCAGACCTCGGTATTCCAAATAACAGCGAACAACAATATACATTTAGTAACAGTAAAATTTTTACTATTCTACCTGATTCAGAAATATTAAGACTTTATGACAATGTACCGTTAAAAGCAAAAGCTCAAACATTAATGGGTAATCGTTTGATGTATGGTAATTATTTTGATGGTTATGATTTAGTGGACAACAATGGGACTGCAATAAAACTTGAATACACTACTGAACTTTTGAGTGAGCAAGTGGAGTTTACAGCTTTAGAAGTAGAACTCTCATCAGGAGGATATACAATTGCAGGAGGACCTGTAGTAAATATTCCTGATACAGTAATAGAAGTAAATCTCGCAGGTATTGATTTAGTGGCAGGCTCAAGTATAGCTATTGATATAGATTTGGTGCATCAATCTTTTGACCCAACAGGTCAGCAGCTTACACAAACTAATAGTAATATAGGACTTACTTTTGTATATCTGCTTACACAAGATTATCCAACCCTACAAGATTTAGTTAACGACCAAGATTTTCTTGATGCTATACAGTTACTAGAACCTGTTTTTGCTGACGCATGTGATGGCACCTCATTAACTGATGAGTTTAATTGTGCGTTACAACTAACTTTAGACACTAACTATGAGAAAACAGGAACAGGTATTACCGGTATAAACGAACCATTTTTTGTAGCAACTAATGCTCCCGGTCAACCTGACATTTTACTACTTCAAATAAACGCTGCTGAATATATTGATAGTACCAATCCTGCAAATGTAGCATATGAATATCTTCAGGTTTCTTTAGCTGAAGCTGACTACACCAAAGTTGCTAATGCCACTAGCTTAAAAAGTAACAGAGGATATGAGGTTGGTATTATATATTTAGATGAATACATGAGAGCTTCTACAGCTCTTGTTAGTCCCAACAACACGCAGTATGTTCCGTGTGACAGGTCTATTAGTCAAAACAAAATTAGAGTAGAGATTCCTCCTACTCAGCTTCCACCGGCTTATGCCAAGTATTATAAGTTTTGTATCAAGGCTGATAAAGAAAACTATGATGTTATATATACAAATTTATTTTTTAAAGATGCAACCTTAGGCGCAACATGGTTTAGGCTTGAAGGGGAGAACTCTCAAAAGGTAGAAGCAGGAGACACTTTGTTTGTAAAAGCAGATACTAATGGACCAAAGCTAAGGTGTACAGAAGTAACTGTATTAGAAAAAGAAGCTAAAGAAGAAGACTTTATAAATCCTAAACCTACAGACGCAGCCGGCAATGTGGCTATTGTTCCTGCAGGAACTTATATGTTAGTGGCAACTAATCAAATCGCAACAGAGTTAGGTGATAATCCTGTAGTAAGCGATGACCAAAGTGGAAGGGGTAATAGAGGAGATTGTCCTAAAGTTTTAATGAGTGTTTGTACAGTTCCAAATCCTGACTATGACTCTACACTTTATGACCCTGCAGACCCTGCAACTTTTGCATTTTTCCCCTTCGATATTCCTGAAGGTTCAACTATGAAGATTGAATACTTCAACAGAAGAAATGGTGGTAATGGAAACAGGTGTGAATTAAGAGAATGTATATGGGAAACTACAGCTACAGCTTCTCAAGACTATGCAAATATAAAAGACTTTTTTGATGGAGATAATATTTTTGGTTTAACAAGTCAAGCTGAATGTAGAACTGATACAAATGACCAACCTTCTGAGTTTGCATATGACCCTACAATAGGAAACTTTAGTTCCCCAAATGATACTTCTGACCTTCCTTGTGAGTTTTCATTTAACAACATGAGGTTTTTAGATTATAATGGAACCGACCCTGACTTATCAGGTAAACAAGTGTTTGGTATGACAGGTACAAAAGGTTGTGGTAGCAACAGAAACCGTAGGTCAAATTTGAATGTGGAAATTACAATTATAAGAAGCAATACATTAATTATATTTGAGTCTGACCCTCAAGATGCAACTCCTGATTTATGGTACGAGTCTCCAAAAACTTATCCTATTTTTAATGAAGAGTGTTCTATATCAATAACTGTAGACGCAGCCGAACCTAATCCTTTAATAATAGATTATGAGGTTCAAGGAGTTACTGAAAGTGTTACAGTAGCACCGGGCACCACGCAAGTGGTTTATGGAGATTGTGGTACAGCAGCAGTTAGCGCATCCACTCCTGCTACTGACCCTGCAAATGTTACAATAACAGACACTCCTGTATCAAACGCTATTCATACAGGAAATGTACAAGACCAAACGCCTACGCAACCTGCGATTATTGATACTGAATTTTTTAATTGTTATACATTTGGTAATGGTGTTGAAAGCTCAAAAATACAAGACTCTATTATAGGAAAACCATTAGAGCTCGGTAACCGTGTTACAAGCACATCAGAGCAAGAATTTAAACAAGCTCATAGATTTGCTGATATTACTTATAGTGGTGTATATAATGATGAAAACAATGTTAACAGGCTTAATGTATTTAACTTAGGTTTACTAAACTTTAAACCACTTGAAGACACATATGGTCCGATTACAGTTTTAGATGGAAGAGAAACAGATGTGCTGTGTTTACAGGAAGATAAGATTTCTTATGTGTTAACCGGTAAAAACCTACTATCTGATTCTGCAGGTGGTGGTGCCGTTACTTCTGTCCCTGAAGTTTTAGGAACTCAGATTGCTAGAATAGAAGAGTATGGGAATAGCAACAATCCTGAAAGCTATGTACAATGGGGTTCAGATAAGTTCTTTACTGATGCCAAGCGTGGAGCTGTATTACAGCTTAAAGGTACGTCAGCTCAAAACGAACAGCTTGCTGTAATATCTGAAACAGGAATGAGGTCTTTCTTTAGAGATTACTTTATTGAAAGCTTTAACACATTTAAGTTTGGAGGATATGACCCCTACATGAATGAATATGTTTTAAATCGTTCCGACAGACTTCAGCCTGTTTTACCTCCGGTTATTAATTGTGGTGTTACACAAACTGTGGTTTGGACAGGGCAAACTTCATTACAATATATATATGAGCTTGGTGTATCTGTTGGTCCTGTAGATGTAACCATAGAAGTAAGTAACTATGGTGGAACACCTATACCAATTTTAGGAGTATATGATGGTGTAAACGTAATAGATACAGACTTAAATGCAAACGGAGCCTTTACATTTAACTTCAACAAATCCTCAGTATCAGCAGAAGAATTGTTTTTACAATTTAGTTCTGTTCCTGCTACTAATGATGATGTTAGTATTGAGTTTACTGTAACTTGTCCGGATGCTCCACTAATTAATATAGTTCAAGTAACTGTTACTTCAGACAATGAAGCAGGGCAGTTAATTCATAATGAGTATAGATGGACAGACGGAGTATTTATAAGTGCATTACAATCTGAGCAAGTGGTGTTTGACACAGGCACAGGATTAATTGTATCTCAGTTTACTCAAACTCAAGCTCAACAAGGTGGAAACTTAGTACCTGCAAATGGAGCTACTATCAGAATTATTAGTAACAAAATTGTGCCTGATGGAGATGACTTTGTTTTCAATCCTTTGTCTAATAAATTTAGATACCTAAGAACTAATACGGTTTACACTAACAGTCCGACCTCTGTGGCTGCGTTGCTTGCAAACCCAAGCACACAAGACGCAACACCAATTCTAGGTGGAGGTAATACTTATGAAGCATTATTTGCAATGCCTAACACATCGGATAGTATTTTATATTTAATTTGGGATTTAAGAGATATAACAAATTTAGATTTATGTTATTCAAATGTTAGTGCGATAGAAGCATGTTGTGATTGTAGTGGTACTCCTGTTCCAAGTGCAAATAGATTTGCAACTTTATGTATAGACGATGAAGCAACTCCGGCAAGTGGTCAACCACTAGAAGTAGTAATACCACCTACCTCAGGAGTTACAGCAGGTACGTTTATTAGTATTGTTTCTCAACCATCGTGTGTATATGTAGTAGGTGCAGAAACACAAAATAATTCTAATGAAATAGTAAACAGCATTCTTCCAACTATCACAGACTGTACTGACGTTTGTAGTAGTTACACTCTAACCGGTGGTGCAGGTGGAGGAACATATGACTATGTAGATTGTAGTAGTCAAAATCAATCAGGAGAACTGCTTGCAGGAGAAACCTTATTGATTTGTGCAAAAGACTTAACTTTAACTAACGTAGTAGCAGAGATGGATTGTGGATGTACTCTAACTTGGGAAGTAGAAAGATGTCAAATTGATGGCACCGGAACAAAACCACTAGAGTATATTCCTCAAGATGGAGTGGTACAGATAGGAGATATCGTAACTTTACAAGGGTTTGGAGCTTGTACATATAATGTAATACAATCATCTAATTTACCTCAAACTGCTATAGTTAATTCAACAGTAATTGAATGTGAATGTGATGAATACTTTATAGAGAATCCTTCAACTACAGAAACGAGAACATTCTTCTATACAGATTGTAATGACAATGTAGCAACGGTTGAAGTACTCCCAACAGGTGTACAGGTTAGATGTGTTAAGTCATTCCCTACACCACAGCAATTCAATGTTTCATTCTATTCATGTGGATGTTCATCATAAAAATTAAGATATGGCAGCAACTTTAGGAAATTATTTTATAGACGGAGATACATTAGCAACTGCAACTGCAGTTTTTGATGATATCAATTTAACAATATGTGCAGCAGATGGATTCTATTCTGATGGTACAATTGTTAGACAGCAGTTCAATTGTTCATTATTAAATGCTGCGACTTGTCCTTCTTGTAATACAAGCTGTGCTAGTACCATAACAGAAAGTGGAAACACAGGTATTTACAACCTTACATTTGATACAGGCACACAATTGGGTGCAATGATTATATACTTTAGTCCTCAAAGTGTACCTGATGGTATCAGAGTTTTATTTGATGCCGTTACTTACAACGAGGTTACAAGTCCTAACTTTGGATATCTAGCATCTGCCACACCCGGAAATTATGTGGTGCTTGGAAACACAGGTAGCGATTGTACACCCGGAATTGCTGCTACATTAAATGCAGGAGGATATAGTAATTTAGATGAATATGAGTATAATGTTGTGACCTCACAATATGATGTGATAGGAAACTCAGGAGTTGTTACCGGAACAGGTACTGATGTAAACTTAACAGCAGGTCCACCGGGATATTGTACATTAGTAATACCAAGACCAACTAATATTGCTAATACATGTTTAGTATCAGTTGTAGGTTTTTGTGGAACACAATGGGATTTAGAAATTAATTGTCCGGTAGTCTTGACAGCTACACCTATGGGAGTTGAAGGAGAAAATTGTGCTGTTACCGAAGGTGCTTGTTATGCTGCACCGAATAGAGGTGGGACTGCAGGAGAGCCTGCAGTATTTGAGTTTGTATTTACTGATGGAAGTGGTCAAACAAAATTACCTGCCGGTTCCTATACAATAAATCCTCCATCCGGTCAAAAGCAAATGACTGTAGATGCAAACGGAGTAATAACTAACTTAGTAAATTGTCCATAATATGATACCAATAACCGAAGAAAATAAATGTACTATTACTTATAGCGAAGACTCACAAGGTTTCCCTTCGTTCTATACCTATTGTCCTGAATTTATTAAAGGGATGAATCAATATTTATATACATTTAAAAATGGAAACTTGTGGAGACATAATACAAATGAGATAAGAAACAATTATTATGGTCAACAATACCCATCAAGAATTACAAGTGTATTTAACGAGCAACCGTTAGAAAATAAAATATTTAAAACATTAAACTTAGAAGGTGATGACGCATGGTCAGCTACTTTAGAAACAGACATTCAGTTTGATGGTGAAATAGAAGCTGCATACTTTGAGCAAAAAGAAGGAGCATGGTTTGCTTTTGTAAGAAACGATGGACCAACAGGACCTAACACAGACCAAAGTCAATGGGAGTTGAGAAGTGTAAATGGTATTGGTGTAGGTGATTCGTTTGATACTACTGACCCTGCCAATATAATTATAACTTTTCCTGCAGGAATCAATGTAGGAAGTATCATTAGCGTTGGAGACTTCATGTATTTTGCAGTAGGACCAAGCTACAGTACCCCTCAGTTTGCAGGTGTATTAACTAGTATAACTAGGGTTGGAAATGTATTTACAATCACAATAAACTCTACAGCTAACCCACCATTTCCTTCACCACAACCTACAGTTTTACCTGTAAGTAACGATTATTGGTTCTTTATTAAGAATCCAATAGCTGAATCACACGGAGTTTTAGGTCATTATTGCATATTTGAACTAACATTAGATGTTACAACCCCATCGGAGTTATTTGTTGTAGAATCGGATGTAATGAAAAGTTTTCCTTAATTTTAGTATCTTTGTTGTATGGTTGATGGACAAGAGTCAATCCTTGCAGAAAGGGTATTAGGAGGTATTCCACAATTAACAGGTATAATGTGGGATAAAATAAAACTTTTTCAAGAAAAATTGAATACTCTTGAAGGAGTTATGAATCATGAAGCAGGTGCTGAACAAAGTGAAGAATTAAAAGAAACTTTACCTTTAAAACAGCATTTAGAAGGAGGGCTGTATACTCGAGAAATATTTATGCCGAAAGGAATGGTGGTTGTGAGTATGATACACAAACAAGACCATCCCTCTTTTGTATTAAAAGGAGTGGTTTCTTACTTGGATGACAAGGGTGTTGTCAGAACGGTAGAGGGTCCACATAAAATATTTACTAAAATAGGCACCCAAAGAGTATTATATATACACGAAGATACAACTTGGTGTTGCGTATATAAAACAAATGCTAAGACTTTTGAAGAAGCTGAAGCAGATGTTTACACAAATAACTATAAAGACCTTCCTAAAAAGGTCATAAAAAAAATAAAAAAAATATGGCAGGAGTCGCAACAGCAGCAACAATTGGTTTGACAGGGTGGTTAGCTATTGGCTCTACAGCAGTTGCTGTAGGTTCAAGTGCTGCTTCCTTTGCTCAAGCCGGTAAAAGTAAAAGAGCGCAGAGAGACGCAGAGTCAGAAGCTGAAGCAATGATGCGTAGAGCTCGTAAAAGATTGAATGTAAATTATATGGAGCAACTAGCAATTAAAAAAGAACCATATGAATTACAAAGAGAAGCAATGCTACAGGCAGGAGCTACGGCTTTAGATGCTGCGAGAGAAGGAGACCAAAGAGGAGTAGCTGCAACGGCAGGAAGATTACAACAAGCACAGAATCAAGCACAGGCACAGACTCGTGCTGCTATGAGTAAAGAACAACAAGCTATTGAAATGGCTGTGGCAAAAGAAGATTCAAGATTAAGAGACCTCAATGTACAATTAGATTTAGGAGAAATAGAAGGACAGCAAAGAGCTGCTGCTGATGCTCAACGAATGGCTGCTGCATCTACGCAAGCAGGTATTTCTGCAGCAGGTACGGCATTACAGACAGGGCTATCTCAAATACCTTTATATCAACAAAACACAGCTCTTCAAAAAGCAGCTTTAGGAAATACACAATTGACGGCTGATGAATTTGCAGCGATAGGTAATGTAGATGTAGGCATGGGTGAAGCAGCAGGAGAAGGATTTACTAATTTAGATTTGACTAGAATCCCCGGTATGACCAACAGAGAGTTTAGACAATTCAGAAGAGGTCTTGATGCAGACCAAAAAGCTACGTTATTTGGAAGTCAATCGTATCAAACCCAATATGGATTAGGATTGACAGCAAACCGACAACAAGCGTTTCAAAATCAAACTATGGACTCAGGTAATGCTGACCCTCTTCCACCGAGTGATTTCCTTCAAGTTAATACTATGATGACTGATGAGGCAAAAATGGCTAGACTACAAGAGCTTATGAATAAAATGAGTTTTGGTGGAGGATTAACAGTAGAGGAGCAAGCAGAGGTAGCTACGTTAAGAAGTTCTATAAATTAAAATCAGTATGAGTAAATTTGGATATGTCAGAAGGGAAGCCACAGACCAAGTAGATTGGGGAGCTGTAGCAACGCAATTCACCACTATATTAAGTGAAGAAGCTAAAGTAAGAGAGCAATCAAAAAAAGAAATTGAAGAACGCTCTCGTGAAATGGTGGAAACATTAAACAATGCACCCACCGGAGATTATGTAGATGGAAATACTTTTATTGCTGATTATGCTGCTGATGCACAGCAAGTTTTACTTACACAAGATAGACTTTTAAGACAAGGTATTATAAAACCTAGAGAATATTCAAGAGTTCGTGCTAACTTAAACTCCTCTAACAGCATGATGTTTAAATTAGGTGAAGCTTATCAAGAAGCATTTAAACTTAAGATGGAAAGAATGAATTCGGCTGACCCTGCAACTAGGTCTCAAATGTTAGAGCAATGGAAAATGGAGCAGGCAGAAGGATTATATAACTTAAAAAATAGTAAAGCATTAATCAATCCTAATAGTGGAATGGTTTCAATTGGTTTATGGAAAGATGGCAAGATGGATACCGACCCATCTAGCTTCCAAACGGTTCCTGAACTGATGGGTAACCTTCAAGGTACTTATGATTATTTTGATGTAAGAAGTGAAGTTAATACTGCAGTAGATGATTTAGGATTAATTGATGAATTAGCTCTTGAGTTATCAGGAAAAGAAGGAGGGTTAGACCTTATTGTTACAACCACATCACAAGGTGGAAAATATAGTGGAGATGCAGAGTTAATTAAAGAATATAATGAGTGGGCAGGTTACACGGCAGATGCTATGATGGCTAACCCATTCCATGTAACTTCTATTTTAACTAATGAAAACTTAATGGTTGAAGTAGATGGTAAAAAAGTACCTTATACTTTTACTTATGAGAAAGACCCAAAGAAAAGAAAGGCAAACGAAATCTATTTGAATAGAGATAATAATGCAGGTGGTGAGCCTGAATTTACTGATGACCAAAAGAAAGTAGTAAAAGATGCTATTAAGCAAAGACTAAATGATTCCGTAGATAAAAAGATAAAAGCCACAGGAAGTAGACAACCATTCGAGAGTTCTACTAATATTGCAAAAGGAGACCAACTTAAGAAAGATAAAGTAACATTCAATAAGTTAGGTGATATATTTTATGGAACTGCTGAAGAGGTTGCAGCATCAGAAACTTACTTCAGAGATTTACTAGGCGCAGATAGGGTTAGAAAACAAGGTAATATAATATATATAACTGAGGGAGGAGTAACTAAAAAAGTTCCTTTAACAGACCCTCAAGGAAATTTAATGAGCTTTGATGATTTTGCAGAGTCTGCAGTATTGCTAACAGGTATATCTAACATAAAAGATAGTGTTGATTTAGCAGGTGGTATAAGAACAGGAAAAATTGAATCTATATATACAGACCCTAAGAATAAAGAATTCGTTATATTCGAGTTTGAAGATGGTAGAAAGGAACAAAGAAAACTTCCTGCAGGAGAAATGATTACTGACGATAAGTATACCAACCCTGACTCTCCTGATTATATAATAGGTAGAACTATCAACCTTGGTTCGCTGACTCCATCAGGTGCAGGTGCAGGAACAGAGACAATCGAGAGTGAGCAAGAATACTTAGGTAGATATTTAGACAAAGCTATAACAAAAGAAAACATTCTTATGAATGCAGACGGTGGAATAGAAACTGATGATGCATATGTTGAAACAAAATTAGCTCCGTACATTCAAGGGCTTGGATTTACCATTAACAATCCAAGTTTTAAATTAAAAGGCAAAGGAACGAATTTCTTAGAAATCAAGAGACCGGGTGCTGCTGATGGTGAACAGCCACATATATTCTTTACAAATCAGGATAATATGCAGGAGCAGTTAGACTTATTAATTGACTATATTAGAAGTGGAACTCCTGTTGGAAATATCGCAGCACAAGAAGCATTCATGGCAGACTTTGCAGGACCAAGAAGGTCAGGTGAAGGACCCTCAGGAATACTCGATTAAATAAAATTGAAGAATGGAGAACTTACAAAAGCTTTATAACGTATTAACTCAACAAGGGCTTTACACCAAATCCTATGATGAATTTGAGCAGCAGTATCAAGATGAAGCTTATAGGGATAAGGTTTATAATGTAGCTGTTCAACAGGGATTATATACAAAAAGTCAAGATGAATTTAATCAGCAGTATTCTTTAGGTGATACCGTGGTTTCAAGTGAAGAAATTGTGGAAGATGTTGAGGTGAAAGATGAAAAAAAAAATCCGGACCTTCCATTCACTCAACAAGCTCCACCGGAAATGGGAATTCAATCCCCTTCGGGTTCTCCTTCAGGTTTAACAGGAGACGATATTACATCGGAATCTTATTTGAGTCAGTCGACCTTTGATGAATCTGACCCATTCGCACAAAGTATTTTATCTGATGAATACAGCACAAATGTAGGAGAGAATGCCTTTGAAGCTAGCATCAATTCCATAGACAAAGAGTTAACATCTGATAGAGAAGAAGAAGCTGTGGTTCCTGAAATGAACTACAAGTTTGGTCAGTATGGTTTTAAGTTTGAGGAGACAAGCTTAGGAGATAGAATGAAGGTAACCTCAGCTAATGACCAAGAAATAACTATACCTCTCGATGCATATGGTATACCATTTTTTGAAGGTGTAGAATTCGGTGCAGAAAGAAGAGCTAATAAATTAAAAAAGTTTTTACAAGACAACAAAGAAGCTTCAGAAGCAGCATTTAGAGCAGGATTAAGAAAGGAAGAAGAGAAGCTAAATAAAATTCAAAACGAAAAAGAGTTGATGGCTTTGAATACTCTTTTTAATACACAAGTAGATAGGTTTGCGCAGGATGTTAAAGGTTACTCTGCTGAAAAAATTAGACTTGACAGAATATATAGGAATGCTTTTGGAGGAAAAACTCCTGAAGAGCTAGCTGACGACCCTAATTACAACACTTATTTAATGGCAACAGAAAGACTAGACATGGCAGAAAAATCTCTGCGTGCTAGGCAAAAAGCTTTTATGCTTAAGGGTGCAGAATTTGATGCGATGGTAGGTGAGTTTGTACAGATGAGACAGGATAGAGGTAAAGGGGGAATGTTATTTGTAGAAAGACTCAGTAATTCATTATTAGAAGGTATTGGTGGTGCTATCATAGGTGTTCCTGAAGAAATAGGTACAGGTCTTGCAAGTTTAATAGGTAATTTTACGCCTGATAATGTTGCAAAAAACTATGATGTTCATTTGGATATTGCAATGGATGCGCTATCACAAAACGGAGAGACTAAATATAAGCTTGATGACACCACAATTTTAGGAGATGCTTTTACCGATGAGTTGATAGAGATAAAAGAAATACTTAACAAAGGAAAAAATTTAGATGCTTATGATGAGCTCAGATTAAAAAATATAATGGCTGATTTAGGACCTCAAAATGGTGAGGTATTGTTTGAAAATATATCTAATGAC